TGCAGTAGAGATAGCGCACTCTGTTGCCTCGCTTAACTGTTGCAGTGTGTAATTCTCGTGGTATCTAAGACGCAAGATGTTCTTCTCATCCTCATCTAGTAACTCATAAGACTTCTTGATGTCAATCAGTGTGGCTAATAGGTTGCCACCTTCAGCAGGGGCAGCAGGCTTGCGTGGTGTGCCATCATTGATAAGGTTTTGTGCCTGTTCAATAGCGGTATCATTGACCACGCTTGCGATAATGTATGGTAACAAACGTGCAATAGTAGTAACGTCATAGAAGGACTCATCATTGGTCTGGTATCCAGACCTAGTAGCCTTCTCCTTGCGAGCATAGCGTTCAAGCCCACGTCGCATCTGAAATGCAATACGCTTCTGATTGATAAGGCGTTTCGTATCATCCTCTTCTGTAAGTAACCCATTGAAGTAGGACACACGTGTCATCAACCAAGCGTATGCTTCTTGCGTCAGGTCAGCACGATCTACATACTTACGATAGCGACGGTGCACAATGGTAACCACGCTAGGTACAAGGTCAGCAAGTATTGGGTGTGGATCAGTCACGAGGCCAAGTTCCATCTAATACCATCAGTGCAATAGCACTGTAGTTAAGTAGATCAATAAAGGAATCACGCAACGATTCATTCTCAGGTGTTGCACCGCTATCAATCAAGTGGTTGATGCGTGCAGTCTTATCGTGCATACGCACACGCAAACCATTGAGTGGTCCACCAGGGGACAGGCTAATGTTAGTAGGACCATAGTCCTTGTGCTTCTTAATGAGCAGGTTACCTGCTGCATCTAATACTTCCCACATATCAACAACAAACTTAACGTGCTTGTGATCTATCTTGTCGGCAAGGGACTTATTAAGATTGTCTCCTGTGATATATCGTGGCTCAGGATTCGGAAGCCCATATGCTGCAAAGTTTGTAGCATCGTGACCCATTCGCTCTCGGTCATTGTCATACATCAAACGCCTCCAAATAATTTCAACGCCTCATCTTTACCGTGTGTAAGGTAGAAGTCGTTGATGTCCATTGATGGTGGTAAGGATACTATGCGTGAGTTCATTACCTCTTGTGACACACGGCGGGAGAACTCTGCACCTGGGTTGGTGCCATCCTCTTTGATGTCATTGTCACCGACTACATACACGGTGTCATAGCCTGTAAATAACTTATTAAAGTGTGGCTTCCAAGCCTGCACTCCTGGTACTCCAACCGCTGGTAGGTTTAAGATACCTGATACAACTACCGCATCTAACTCACCTTCACATACAACTACAACAGATGAATCAATGGTGATGTCAGCAACGTTATACAGGTGACCCTTCTGTCCTGCTGGTGCACCATACTTAGGCTTGCCATCATCTAACCTGCGAAACTTTACTCCCACACACATACCAAGTGCGGTCAGATAGGGCACAGAAAGCCAGCCCGCGTGGGTTTCGTGACCATTGATGGGATCTGTTACAACACCCAACGAAAACTGTTGGGCAACATCTTTAGAGATTCCACGTCCTTCGAGGTAGGCCAGTGCCTTTTCGTCCAGGTTTTTGCTGTAATGTGTGACCGCTTCCAGTAACGATTTCAATTGCTCTTTTGAGTGCATCCTTAAACTCCAAGTTCTCTATTATCCCGACAACATTTACTGCGTTGCCACCCTTTCCACAGGTGTGACAAAAGAATAGGTTGTCATAGGTATTGATGACAGCACTACGCCTCTTGTCTGGGTGGATGCAGCACCTAACAGATGCGCTTCTACCCTCTCTTACTTCTCCACCGTAGTGCAGAACGATTGCTCCTATGGGGATTGTGTTTGCATCAACGGGACCTTTGAACCCTCCCGCTTTACGTACCCTGGACCAGTCTTGTGCTGGCATACACACCCCTTGTCGTTGCACTTATCGTGATACTTAGCAGCACGTTTGTAATGGGCTAGTGAATTTTCTACACCTGCTTTCATACAGTTAGAACAAATCATTAGAACTCCTTTAGTTCTGTTACTGGTACACGCCATCCACTGATGGTCTCATCCCTATACTGGGACGTTGCATACTCTTCAGGGTTGCACCAGCCATAGACTTCAACCTCTGAGTAGTAATCTTCATCAAGAATCTTTGTGCCTACTATGATCTTGCCGTTATCCTTATTCCAAAATGGAATTGAATCACGTGTGCGTACCGTACGTACCTCAAAGTTGTTACCCACATCAGGCAACTTAGCCCGACGAGGATGTAGTTCATTGGGATACCACGGTACATTCCAAGCAGTATCAGTAAGAGATGCAACCGCCCACTCAGAGACGTTGGCTCGTACATTGGCAAGAAGTTCGTGTTCTAAGTAGCCGTTCTTCTTACCCTCTGCATAGTTAGGTCTATCTACTGACCCATACTTAGCAAGCCAACGCTCTGTTGCAAGCATTGTACAAACTCTTACTTCATCCCTGCTAAGGCGTACTATCATCTGCCTCTTCTTCTGTAGTTGATTCTTCAACCACTTCTTCTACTACTGGTACTAGTATCTCTGTTGTTGTTATTTCTCCACCTGGTACTGGCATTATTGTTTCTCCTTTAGCCATTGAGTTAAGTCTTGGATTACCCAAGCCTGATCTATTGATGCGTTGCGACGCTTAACTACAACATATGACAGAGGGACTTCCCCGATACCTCGTGCCTTTGCGTAGTTAAGCGCCTCAACTTGTGCTTCTCTCCAGAACTCAGGCAGGGAAAGGGTCTGCCTGTTCTTGAGTTCAAGGATGTAGGTTTCTCCCGATATGATAACAACCATATCGCCCTCATCCTTTGCCCCAGCCTTAGTCAGACGCTCTGCTATTACGCTTTTACTGCGTAACCATTTCATTACATCTGTCTCAAACTGAGAACCTTTACGTCCGTTCTTGTTAGCCATCAGACTCGCAAGTATGCTCTGCCTTGTGCATCTTGATCTCCAATCTGACAGGAAGCAAAGTTAACAAATAGTGTAGCCCACTTTGAGGCATCTGCTGTATGTGGACCGAAGCGATTCTTTACTGCAGCCACACGCAATATACCTCCACCCTGACCTGGCTCATAACCCATTGTAAGTATCAGTGCAGGTAACTGACTGACCTTACCGTGGATAGCACGACGTGGTGGTGGAAACATTGGTGAACCGTACTCGGACTGTTCTGATACGTGATGAAGTACTAAGACACAAGCCTCTGTCTTGCGTGCCATATCGTGCAACTCCATCATAATTGCACGTAGCCCAGCCCATTCGTTATCTGTTTCGGCAGCAACATTCATTAGGTTATCGATGATAATTAACTCAGGTGCTATTCCATACAGTTCAACGTAGGCTTTGATTTCTAATTCAATGTCATCTAATGATGGACTTGAATCAAAGACCCACTGTATATGTGACATCTTGTTGAGATGTTCAGCGTAGTAGTCAGGTTTGTAATCCATATTGGTTTCAACTGTTAACTGTGTATGCCCTGAGATCTGGGCTGCAGATCGCATTAGCACCGTAGCAGTATCAGTATCTGCGGAAAAGAAAAGTGTTGGTACCTTTGCCTTGATTGCATAGACAAGAGAGAACATACTCTTACCAGCATTAGGTGCAGCAGCAACCATACATACTTGCCCTCGTCTAAACTTGATGGACTCACTAGCCAACCCAGTCCATACATCGGGCAATGGCACAGCCTTAGTAGTGCTGGTGCCTAGTGCCCTCTTTAGATCAAGCAACTTCCTCATCCCCTCCAAGATTTATTCTGCGAACTCTTCTTACTGCTAGTCGTTCACGTGGTGCAAGCCCACCCCATATACCAAAGTGTTCCTTGTGGATTCCCCACTCAGCGCATTCGATCTTATGAGTACAACTTTTGCAGATTGATTTCGCATACTGACTCTCACTGAAACTTACTGTTCCATCTTTGTCAGGGAACCAGAAGTCTCCACCTATCTGTGCACATAGCGGGTTCTCGTACTCACGAGGTTCCCGCATCGTATTATCTCAAGAAGATAGGGTCGCACTTATCTGTTGCACCCTTTGGTGCAGAACACATCCACGCTCTCCAAGGTCCTCGTGCTGAAGTACCAGTACGGTGCACCATATTGCCGTGCTTACAGGTTGGTGCCTGTCCTTCAGTAACTACTGGAGCAGGTGCTGCTACTGGAGTTGCATTAAATGACTGAGCGATTGCCTCTACGCTTGGGGACGGTTGTGTTGGAACGCCGCCAAGTTCTTTTCCCGTTGACTTAATAAGTGTTGCAACCATAGATAGATCTGTTAGACCTGTCTCTAATTCCTTTACATCTGCTGCGTAAAGATTGATAAGTGTACCGTCGTGCAACTTGTAGTTGATCTGGTACTTAGTTCCCTCTGTAGCCATTTACTTTCCTCCAGTTTGTTTGATTTGTAACCGCTGTGATTCACTACCAAACTTCTTAGGTACAAACCCAATTAGTTTTTCTACCTCTTCACTGTCAATACTTTCACGACCCTTGACAGTTGTCCAACTGACTTCTATTCCACTAGGTGTTGTACCTAGTAGTCCCTCGAAAGAAGTCTTCAAAGAATCTTGGTGCTTTTCTAACTCTTTAATCTGCGCTGCTAATTGTAAGTACAGCAGTGCATTCCTGTCAATGTCAGCATCATCAATGACTACATCACTGACTGCTGTATGTTCTTTTTTTATACCAACGCATCCCATCTCACCTGATGCGTCGTAGAACTTACAATAGAACTGACAGTAACTTGCATCTCGTTCTGGATCTGGTGCCTCTGTTGACATCTTGATTGCTTCTAACCAGTTCAATGCTTGCAGTGCAACTGACTCATCGTAATCTTCTGTATGTACCTTTACATCACGTTCGTCACCATCACGTGCAATAGCAACCAGTGACACACGCTTTACTTCGTAACCATTCTTTGCCAGCAGGTAACCGTATGTCTGTACCTGCCAACGCTGTTGCGTTGATGGGAAGTATGAAAGGTTCTTAACTTTGCTTGTCTTCCAGTCAATGACATCGCCAGTCCCTGGTACAAAGCAGTCAATGTGTGCTTTCATTCCGTTGTACTCAACAGATGTTTCAATCATCACGTCAGGGTTATCTGCTAGTGATCGCTCAATCTCTGCGTGGATAGCAGTACCCATAATGGCAGCGAGTTTCATCTCGTTCTCATTGGTTTCAGGTTGATCGTTTAATCTGTACCAGACCTTACGACGACAGCCACCTAACTCTGATGGTCCTATCTGTACCTGTGTAGAACGTGAACGCTTCGCATCTTCTGCCTTAAGAGCAGTGAGTAATAATTCCTTTGGGTCAGTTGCTGTCATTTTTAATTATCCTTCTTGCAACCAAGGTTGCATAGTACAAAGCATTGCAGTACCCATTGTAAAACATATAATCCTGAGATGTTTTATCCTTGGCTAGTATTAAATATGGTTCTCGTGCTGCTTCAATCTCTTGTGCAATAACTTCACGCAGTGCCATAGGGTTGAACGAATAACTTAGTTGTGCTGACTGCCAACCCATACGATGAAAGTATTTAGCAGCATACTCATCTGTCATTGCTATTTGTTTTAGTTCCATAACTACATCCTTTCCTGGACCACTAACTGTATGGGCTTACCAGTATTGGAGTCAAGGACTGACGCAATCTCTACTGCTTTACGGGCGTGTCTCTTAGCGTAGGCTAAGTCCATATCAGGCTTGACAATTGAATACAGGTAGCCAAGAGCAAGTTGACCCCCACTACCAATGCCGTACGTTCCGTGATTTGCTTGGAAAAAAGAGAGATCACAAGCAATCCGAAAGATGTTGCCGTTAAAAGCAATGAGATAATCGAAGCCACCATCTTTGTCCACCTTGTTGTAGTCGTAGTTGTTGTCGTTAAATGCCTGATTGATACTGGGTATAACTTTCTTACCCATAAACTGTGCTGGATCTTCGCCACGATACACGGGTGGCTTCCAGTTGTAGGCGAGGATGTCACCTGGTCGTGTGTCCCCTGAGATTCCTACTAGAAACTTGCCAACCTCAACGATCTTAGGTGTACTGGTTGCAAGAGTCACGAGATTGTCTTCGGTGATCTGTGAATCTGCTACTAGAACTGCGTAGTCAATTCCTTCTATCGCTGCGATTGTTGTCATACTGGAATCATATCAGTGATCGGCGTGTCGTTGCGTTAGCAACGCTACTAGTTACTACAATATGAGCCGTGAGGCGAATAAAAAAGGGTGCCCCAGAGGGGCACGATGGTACGGTACTGACTTTGCGGCTCCGTCTACCAAGGCTGCCGAAATTCAGATCTAAACT